GTACCTCTCACGAAAGTGAGCGACTCCCCGACCGTGTGCGACGAAGCTGACAAACGTGAGATTTGCAGGGCCTTTCTGGCCGGCAAGTGCACGTTCAAGAAGTGTAAGTTCGCACACCGCACGCCGCCCGCGCGAGACACACCACAACCCGCTCCGAGCGGCCCCAGTGGCACCCCCCCAGTGGTGACTGGGGTTGAGTCCGCGCCCCAGCCAGGCGCAGACGACTCGAAAGCGAAGCCCAGTGAGGCTGACGGACTCTTGCATTTCACCGAACTTGTAAAGAATCACTACTTCACGCTGGGCACAGGAGACAAATCGTTCACCGCGATCAAAGGCAAGTTAGCATGGTTTCGCCAGTCATGCAAGCCTCCTCTCCTCACGCACCACACTTTCGAGAAATGCCGACAAATCATCGTCGATGAGCGCGCGTTGTTCACGGACATCGAAACGGTTGCCCAGAAAGCCGCCGTTCAGCGCAATCGAGTGCATGACAGTTTGAAGAATTGGGTGAGTACCCCTTTGGCCTTCATCCCTCCGGAGATGGATGGGGCCATCTTCACTGAATATGCCACGATATCCGATGGTTGCGTTGGCCCGCGCACGTACCCCCCGGTCGAGAAGCCGAATTCTTGGCGCCCGCCGGTGGAGCACATCACAGTAACGTCCCACTTCTCGTTTGGGATGACGCTGTTTGCTGAGCACATATGGATTCCGCGTACCATGAGCTCGTACAATGCGCAAGACGGCATGTTGATGAGGCAGCTGCTACCTCCTCGCAGCACGCCGGAACTACGCTTAACCTCTTATCGCGCCGGGCTTGACGTCCTGGTCGACGATTGGTCTGGTGTCACTGTCCCTGACGCCACGCTTGAGGAGAAGCGAGAGACGTTCCTGAAGAAGTACCCAGCGAAGCGACGGCAGTGCATCGTTGCGTGGGCGCCGTCTTTGGATAAGGCGGGCTATCGCGACGACAGGGCAATTGCCGAAGTCAAGCGGGAGTGGCTTTTCAGGAAGCCGGACGGCAAGAACAATCCGCGAATCATCTCCACACACCACGAGTCCCAGTTGTTGTTTATGGGCCCGGAAACCTACCACGAGTTCAAGCACCGCAAGGTGGCGTTGTTCGGTGGACAGGACTGGGTTTCAAAGAAACACATCATCGTCGGTGGCATGGACGCAGTCAAGATCGGTGACATCGTTACGTTTAACGAAAACCGTGGCTGGTTCAGTTGCGAGAGTGATGGGTCGCGGTGGGATGGCCGGACGGAGAGTGAGGGACTCGATGTTGAGATTGAGGTCTGGAAGGGTGTTGGCATGGTTGAGGACATTGCTGACAAACTTGCGCTCAACATCGACACCAAGGGGCGCTGCCGCGCTGGGGGTTCTTACAAGTCCAAGGGCAAACGTGACTCGGGGACGATTAACACCAGCGATGGCAATGGTGCAGAGGGACACCTCATCGACGCAGGATATCTATCCTCTCTTCCGTTGATCAACGAAGAGGCCGTCGCTGAGTACGAGTCCGGACTGACTGACGCGGAATTGCCAGATTACGACGTCAGTGATTGGGTCATCGACGACCCAGACATGTTTCCCGACGAGGACGAGCGGATCCAGTATCAAGTCGCACGCAATGGCGACGACATGATGGGCTTTACAAGCCGACCGCTGTCCAAGTTGGAACGATTGCGCTGGGAACAGCATTACACCAATTGCGGGCACAAGGCCCCGATTCAGGTGCGCGATTATGACAGTCTGGAGTTCAACGGTGGCACATTCCCAAGGATTGGGGGTGGACAGCGTGTTTGGGCGCCATACATCGGCAAGATGTGCGCCAAACTGTTCATGCCACGTCAACGTAACATGACGACGGCCGAGCTTGAAAACCACATCTACGGTGTGGCGGCTGGGATGAAGCATTACGCTTTCCTGCCCATTCTCGGACCAATCTTGGCGTCCATTCTCACCAACGGCCGCACGGCAGCCACGATTGAGCGTGACGAGTACAAGTGCTCGCTGCGTGATGGGATCGAAGTCGACAGGGAGGAGGTTTACGACTACTATAACACACGCTACGGCGTCGATGTCGGTGTCTATGACTTCCTTCGCCAACTGCCCTTTCACAAACCAAACAGAGCCTGGACGGTGCCGGGCTTGGAGGTGATTGGGCGGAAGGACGGCGTCATCCACGACGACCCCGACGACTTGGACGTCCAGTTTACGGTCCTGGACGAACAACAGAACTTTGTACAACAGTGGCGGAACGCAGGGGCACCGATGGCGGTGACTGCGACCGCAATGGTTGGCAAAGTTGTGAAAGACCTGTTGCCAGAAGGAGAGATCCAAACGAAAGCGAGCGAGGTTCTGAACAACTTCCTGAACGACACAGACGTCGGCCAAGCAGCCAGCGCGCTGTTTCGAGGGAACACAGAGCCAGCCGCTGCGATCCTTTCTCAGGTTCGAGTGCGCGCCCAGGGCGCACTGTCTGAGAAGGTCGATCGTGTTCACGATCACTCCATCAAAGGCAAGGATGCCGCCGTGACTCGGGCACGGGAGGTTTCAAACGACATCGAGATGGCAGCGCAGGACGCTGCCGACAAGGTCAAAATGAGGACGGCAGCGGTGAGTGCGGAGGCAAAGGCGGCCCTGTACAAAGCACGCAAGGCAGCAACTGAAGCTGGGCAAGACGCCAGTGTTCGGATGACTGACCGCCGGGCCAAGGCCGCGCGCTGGAACACCCACTACGCGGCCCGAGCCAACGTCATCACTGTGACGTTCCTCTACTCAATGCTCAGTACTGCGAGTGCGACGATCAAGCGGGTGGACACTGCTGCGAAGCAGACGTTCGCCGGCTGGAAACACCGCTTCACACCTGAGCCTGACGACTACGATGACGACATCATTGAGGACTTCCCTTATGACCAGTTCACCTACGATGCTCCTGGGGGCACAGTATTTGAACCGGGTCCTCCCGACGACGACGACACCATTCAACCAGCCAATGACGGTCTGCGACCGCCGGCTGAGACCAATTACTACGACGATGACAGAAGACGTCCGCAGTGGACCGATGCCGAGCTTTGGCAGGACAGGGTGTACGCCCTGAAGACCGCTGCGAAACGGCGTGCAGTGCGAGTGGCTCTCGCTCTCCACGCCAACGACTACACCCGACCCTGGGTTGAGTCGTTAATCAACCGTCTCATCTAATCGTCTCGCGGCCCGTGGCCGCACCCGCGGTGTTTGGGGGATGGCTTCCCTGAAGGTGTTGAGCGATTTCCGAAAGCGCACACAACACTCCGCCAAACTCTGGTACAAGTAGGGCAGATGAAGTTCCAC